CTCAGGCGATGGGCATAGGCGCGGCGTACATGCCCGGCCCGCCTCCGGGACCGGGACCGGGACCGCAGGCGCAGCGAGGCGACGATCCGGCAGCATGCGGCTGCATCGGTGACGACAACCAGTTCCTCGGCTTCGTCGGTGACGAGGCTACGGACGGCACGCTCGCTAGCATGTGAGACGGCGCCTGCACCTAGCAGGCGCATCGACCCCACCCCGGTAGGCTTCGAGCCCCGGGGTTGGGGCGTTGAAGAGGGCACTGCGCGCCCCAAACCAACGCTCGCGTCGGCACAGGAAACGGCGAGCATCAGGAGACACACGACATGGCCAACAGAAGCATCACGGGTCGGAAAATCATGAAGTTCGGCGACAGCCAGGAGAAGGTCCGGCGCGTTCCGTTCGGTCTCGGAGCGGCTCCGGGTACGCCGGGCGCCGCGGAGAAGTGTCTCCGCTGCTCGTTCGGGAACATCCCGGTCATCGAGGAGGTCGTCTGGACGATCCCTCTTCCCCTCACGTCTCCCGAAGCGCTCGCGACCCTCGGCGACACGGTGAACCTGCTCTCGGGCAGCTCCAGCGTGCCCGGTGTGGCGTCGATCGACTCGACGTTCCTCATCAACGGCATCCTCCAGACGGACATCCTCTCGCAAGGGATCGGCGTCCACGTCTTCTGTGAGCCGATGACGTTCTCGACGATCGGCAACGCTTTCACGGCGCCAGGCACGCCTCCGCTGTTCACTCCCCCTTCGCCGGACGTGTTCACGTCGAACGACGAAGCCTTCGGCGCCCTCGGTGCGCAGTTCGCGCTCGGGCCGCTGAACAACGGGACGAAGCTCTCTCCCGCTGTGTTCGAGTTCGGCTCTCCGGCGTGGCGCGCAGGCTGGAACTTCATCAACGCCTACCAGTTCCAGTGGAAGACCTCGCAGCGCGAACTCGTCCTCAACGAGCTGGCTGCGGACGTTTCGTACTTCGGCTCCTTCGCGGACGCCGAAGCTGCGGGCACCTCGGAAATCGCCATCATCGAGTTCGTCGCTGCGGTCAACGCGACGTACCGCTCGAAGGGCTCGGCGACGATCTTCCTGCCGGTCAGTTTCCGGCGCGTGGGAAGCGTCGGAGAAGGCGCCGTCGCGAGCGTCCCCAACGTCGGCATCTTCCACCCGACGCGCGACTTCGACCTCGCGCCGGTCACCTGGGGTGGTCTCCGGTGGCAGGGCTACGGCTGCCGTGGTCAGATGTACCGGCCGATCGAGAGCCCATGCTTCCTTGAGCGAGGCATTCCGATCGGCATGCTCTTCGTCGTGCAGGACGCCGTCCACCACGCGCAGATGCTCGAGGCTGTCACGATCGACAACGAGCCGTTTGGCTCCAACATCAGCCCGGACGAGAACCTGCCGTGCTTCACGCCGCCTTTCATCGTCGGCATCGACACCAACGTCATGCTCGAGCAGACGCTCGACACGGCGCCGTTTCTCGTGTCGCAGCAGGTCAACGTCTGCCGCCAGACCTTCAAGGGCGGCATCCTGAAGCTCGCCATCAAGATCAAGGGCTGGGAGATGCCCGGTGGCTGGAAGGCGTACTGCTCCGCCAACCTGCCGCAGATCATGGCGTCGTCCGCGACGCCCTGATCTCTGAACAGTAGTAGCCCGACGGGCGGCGTGGCCAACAGCGCCGCGACCGCCCGTTCGCTTTTCCAGGGACCGTGATCGACAGACCGGTAAGTTTCTAGGAGACTCGAATGACTCAACCGAAAACGTACGACATCAAATCGTTGGCGATTTGGTCCCCGAAGACAGCGTACGGGATGATCGTCGGCGTCCCACGTGTGCCGTTCATCGCGGACATCCCTCTGCAATTTTCGTCCTCGACTGTCAACGCGCCGCCGGTCGTGCAGAACCTTCAGAACAACCTGACGCAGGACACGGTCATCGAGCGAGTCAGCTTTGGACTGTTTCAACAGAACAGTTTTCCCGGTTCTCCTTTTCAGAGCGAGTATTTCAATTCGCTCAAGCAGAGCGGGCAGACGGGCGTCGGTATTCAGATGGCCGTCTATGGTGGCCCCAAGTATAACGTGAACGATACGTTTACTGACCTCGGTAACTTTGCCGACGTGTTCGCGATCACGTGGCCAGAAGGCTGGGCGCTTCAGAAGCAGAGCAACGTAAAAGTCAGTGCGATTCTCACTCAGACGCCAGTGAGTGTCCCTTTTTCAGTGACGATTACCCTACTTGGGTGGACTTTTCTATCGAAGGAACTCGACGACCTCAGTTCGGATGAGTGCCGATCAAGATTGCGGAAGCTCGGCATCGATTCACCTGACATCAGCATCCTCCTCCGGCCCTGAGCCAAATTCATGACCGCTTCGCGTTTCACCATCTACTGTCACACCAACCGAGTAAACGGAAAGCGTTACGTCGGTCAGACGGTGTATTCGATGGAGAAGCGTTGGTCGGAACACGTGTCGAGAACAAAGAACGGTTTGAGAGGGTGCACGGTCTTTCAGAGAGCGATCGCCAAGCACGGGGCGGACACGTTCGATCATGAAGTTCTTGAGACAGTCGATTCTCAGACAGCGTGCGATCTTGCAGAATTGAAATGGATCGATCGGTTTCAGTCTCGTGCACCAAACGGGTATAACCTCAAATCAGGCGGCAACGGAGGTAGGCAGCACGAAGAAACTGTTCGTAGCATCAAAGCGTCATGGGCCAATATGACGTTGTCGCAAAAATCGGCTCGTGTTCGCAAAATGCGCTCAAACAGCGTCAAGTCAGACGCTTCTCGATCCGAAAAGACTACTGCTTGGCAGACTGAACAAGCGAAGAGGCGCACCTCAAAGCAACGCCGAGAAATCGTGTTGAAGTCTTGGGTTACTCGCCGAGCGACATATGGCGATCGTGGCCACTCGAAACGACACGGAGAGATCGGCAACACTTCCAGAAAAACGTGGGCAAAAAAAACGCCTGAAGCCTTGGCTGATCACGGTCAAAAAATTCGAGAAGGTCACCGTCGCGGACGTGATCAGAAAAACTCCCGCCTCGTTCGCATCAACCTCCTCTCCTCTGCTATCCAATGACCTCCAGTATCGACAACGTGATCCGTCTCCAACGTCGCTCCGGCGGCGTGGCGGGCGGGATCCGTTCTATACTCGACAACGGCCGGAACGAGATCGTCACCAACGGCCCGAGTCCCGAGTTCGGGTTCATCGGGAGCGATCCGTACAACACGAACGCCTACACTGGGCTCGTCGTACCCGCGAAGCCGAGTTCCGACATCGGCGGCGCGCGCTACCTCTTTCTGCTCGCGCGTCAGAGCTTCAGCACCGGTGAGCAGAGCGCGAGCAATCGCGGCGTGCGCCTCGTCGGCATCCGGCAGTACGCCGAGCTTGTCGCGAGGATCCCCGCAGGTACGGCGCCGCTCGCGAGTCAAGGCGGACCGCAAGCCGGCAGCACGGTCACGCTCCACAAGGAGATCGAGAGCCCGCTCTGGCACCCGCCGGACGGGGACATCTCTTGGTCCGTCATGATCATCAACAAGGTGCAGCGAGACACGCGCAATCCGGCGAACACCGACGGGTTTCTCTTCCAAGACGCACTCTCGCCCGCGCTCCTCTATCAGACCGGAGCGCCGAGCGGTGCCGGGTACACGCCACCAAACGGAGGCCGTCCGTGGGGCACGCCCATCGGAGCGAGCCTCGGAAACATCCACGAGCTGCGCTACCCTTGGCGCACCGCCTACAGCGAAAGAGTGCTCGACATCCCGATCCCGGTGCCGTGCGATGTCGCGCTCTTCGCGAGCGTCCGGCAGAACAATCCCGCCCTCAACCCGACGCTCGCTGACCCGCTGTTGACGCCTCAGTTCGTCGCACTCTCCAAGGAAGATCAGTTCCTCGTCGCGTACAGCGCGTTCGCGCAGTACGGCGTGATCGCGGGCTCGCTCGTCTTCGATCAGAACCTCGGGGAGGACGTACCATGAGCGCATTGTTCGGTGGCGTCGGCGTTCCGGGCCAGCACGCGACCTTGGCTCGTCCGGATGTGACGCTCGCTCGGAACATCCTGAGCCCCACGCCCGCTCAGGCGAGCGGCCGTCCAAATTTCGTCACGGACGTTCCCGTCCAAGGCCCGACCGATCAAGGCATGCGCGAAGCCTCCTGCTGGTTCGCGCAGAACCGACTACCTGCACATCCAGCGTGCGTCGATTGCAAAGGACCGATTCCCATGTGGGCACAGAGCAAAGGACTTCTTGGAAACGAGTGGGGTTCACTGGGCGGCGTGCGCGCTCCCGGATTCGCACTCGAGGCGCCAGGCGACCCCGAGGTCTGGACGAAGCTCACAGACGCTCAGCGAGCGTGGGTGGCGAACGTGTTCAACAGGCTCAACGGGCTGATCCTCAAAGGAGGTAGCTCACCGTGCCCGACGTGGAAACCGTCGCCGTCAGCCGAGGCGGGCGCCTGCATCCAGCGCTGGTTCAACTCGACCTACGCCAATCGCCCCCCGGCCGGCATCAAGATGCCGCTTCGCACCGACGGTGTCTTCGATCAGGACACGTTCTGGGCGACCATGAAGATCATAGAGGACAACTCGAAGGACTTCCCGGAGCCGTGGCCAGGATCTCCGGGAGCGATCGAAGCGGAAAAGTCCAAGGGACTCTCCGCTGGCGCGATGACGGGTATTGCCGTCGTGGGCGCAGCGGCCATCGGAGGGATCATCTACGTCGCCACGAGTGGCAAGGCTCGGCGCAAGGCCGGAAAGAGGAAGTGATGTTGCTCTACAAGACACAGCCAGGCGATAGCCCGGCTCTCATCGCACGCAGACTGGGCACGTCGACGGAGGCTCTCCTCGCCGCCAATCCGCACAAGCCAACCACGATCGTCGCGGGCCAGCCCACCTGGCAGAGCTTGCACTTCGACGAGGTTTTGAACGTGCCAGCAGGCGTCGGTGTGCTCGGAGCAACGTGCACGCCGGCCGCTCGCAACGCGCCGCACGCGCTCATCAAGAGAGGCAGCTCCGGGCCTGACGTCGGGCTCTGGCAGACGATTCTCGGAGTCTCGGTGGATTGCTCGTTCGGGCCGAATACCGAGACCGCGACGCGCGCGTGGCAGAAATCGCACGGCCTTTCCGTGGATGGCGTCGTCGGGAAGGACACATGGGCCGCGGCGCTCGGTGGTGCGGTTGCGCCTCCGTCGCCTCCGCCCGACTCAGGTCGACAATCAGTGCTGGACGCAGCCGCGAGAGACACGGCTGCCGTAGCGGTTTCGGCGCTCAACGCGACCCCGAACTACTGCGCACCCGGCGCAATGGTCAACACACCGGTCGGCAATGCGGTGCACAACTTCAAGGCGGCCTGGAACGCGGCCAATCCGAGCAAGTTGGTGCCTATCGGCACCGGTAAGTACGAAGTCAGCGTCGCTACTGCGCTCTCAGCAGCCTTCGGCGGTCGAGCCGTTCCTCCGGGCTGTGGCGCGGCGGCTCCTCTACCCTCTACTCCGCCTTCGTCGAGCCTCACAGCGGCGGCCGACATCGCGATCAACGCGCTCAACGCGACCCCGAACTACTGCGCGCCAGGCAAGATGACGGGCACGTCGGTCGGCAATGCGGTGCACAACTTCAAGGCCGCATGGAACTCGGCCAACCCAAGGAGCCCTGTGCCCATCGGCACCGGCAAGTACGAAGCCAGCGTCGCCGCTGCACTCACTTCGGTGCTCGGCACTCAGGCGCCGCCGGGCTGCGGTGGCGGTGGCGGAACCACGCCAGGTGGCGGCGGCGGAACCACGCCGGGCGGTGGCGGAGGAACCACGCCAGGTGGCGGTGGCGGAACCAAGCCAGGAGCGACGTGCACGCCGGCCGCTCGCAACGCGCCGCACGCATTCATCAAGAGAGGCAGCTCCGGACCCGACGTCGGGCTCTGGCAGACGATTCTCGGCGTCTCGGTGGACTGCTCGTTCGGGCCGAATACCGAGACCGCGACGCGCGCGTGGCAGAAATCGCACGGCCTTTCCGTGGATGGCGCGGTCGGGACGAACACGTGGGCCGCAGCTCTCGATGGTGCGTCTCCTCCGCCGCCGCCTCCTCCGCCGCCCCCGCCGCCGCCGCCCCCGCCGCCGCCGCCCCCGTCGGGAGTTTGTCCGCCAGGTTCGATGCGCAACCCCGCAACGGGGCAGTGCGAAGCCTTATCTCCTCCTCCTCCTCCTCCTCCGCCTCCTCCGGGGAAGGCCTGTCCGCCGGGTACGACGTTCAACGCCGCCACAGGCCAGTGCGAGGCGGGAGCGTCTCCGCCCCCGGGGCAGCAGTGCCCCGTCGGTCAGACGTTCAACCCCGCCACAGGGAAGTGCGAAGGTGGCGGCACTGCGCTCACGACGCCCGAGGACAAGGGCATCAGCACCGGCGCGATCATTGTCGGAGCTCTCGGAGCGGCGGCGCTCGTCGGGCTGATCGCTGTCGCGGCGTCGGGCAAAAAGGCGCCAGCGCGTCGCGGTACGCGCGGCAAGCCGGGCAAGCAGGGCAAACGCGGGCCGGTGAAACGGTCGAGCGCGAAACGAAAGCGGAAGTAGCCCATGAAGACCACCATCATCAATGGAGGCTACTATGCTGCCGCGTAAAATCTACGGAGAGACACTGGACTGTGGCTACCGCAAATGCTGCCCGACCGTCGAAATATTCGACGACGGCAGCGTGACGCTTTCCGACGACGACGCGGAACTGGGCTCGGTCGGCACCGTGAAGCTCCGTCCCGAGGCGGCAGCTCGGCTCATTGAGGTGCTGTCCATCTCGAACAAGAGGTAATCCAGTGAACATCATCGGCAGAGGCAGATACGCGCGCGCAACATATCCGGAACGATCACCGCGACTGGCGGCGCCCTTCGCGAGGTTCGCACTCGATCAGACCTTCAAAGATTTCTCACAGATCGCCGGGGCTGAGCCGATACAAATCGCCACGGCGACCATCAACGTGGCACCCGGTTCAAGGATCAAGGTCGAAGCCGTTGCGGTCGTTTTCGGCAGTGTCGCGTCCGGCGCCGCAGTCCTCTTCACCCTCGCGATCCCCTCGGTCGTGGCGATCCAATCCTTCGATATCGCGCAGGGCTCGGACACCCGCACTTGCAATTACCTAGGAGTGACCGCTCCTCAGCTCGGGGGCTCCGTCACCGTCTCCATCGACATCGGCGTCAACGGCGCGGCGGGCGCTCGCGTCGACAACATCGGCGTGACTGTGCTGACGCTCACCGAAATCCCGGCATCTTCCGGGCCGTAAGAAATCATACATGAGCCGCATCATTGGACGAGGTCGCTACGCAGCAGAGACGTACCCGGAAAGGAGCGTTGGTGGAGGCGCGACCGGAGCGAAACTTCTGAGCGGCGCGGGATCACCGGTCGGTCTCGTGCCTGGCAACCAAGGCGACCTGTACCTAGACACCAGCGGTGGCGCGAACGCGCTCTGGGCCAACGAGACCGGCGGCGTCGGTGGCTGGGTTTCTCAAACGGTTCGCGTCAGCAGAGGGATAGTCCCGCTCGCACCGGACAACATCCCCGACGACAGCGCGTCCCACCTTCTGTCCGCCGGACTCGTGCACACATCAGCGACCGCCAACGTCGCCGTGTGGATCACGCTGATCGGCACGTGGACAGGCATGTTTACGCCGAGCCAGATCGGGGATCTGTCGTTCCGATTCACTGTGAACGGTGTGCCGGCCCCCTCGGCGGCAGCGACACCGTACATCACCGATGCGGCGGGCACCGCCGTTGCGCCCTCTCAGGCTGCTTTCGTCCTCGCTGGGTTCAAGAACCTCGTGGGTTTCGGTCCAAACACGTACTCTGCAAGTGTGCGGCTCGGACCCCTCTCTCCGCCCGGGGGGGCTCATCTTCCAAGCTACGAGTCTCGACATCGTCGTTCAGGACATCCCGTAGGCCCGAGCGCGATCACGTTGACCAAAATTCCCGTATGAACAGCTTCCTGCTCCTCTCAGCGCTCATCGGAACGACGCTCATCATCGTACGCAGCGCTGCTCTTCGCCCGCTCCGACGGATCTGGCCCGCACTCTTCGAGTGCAGCCAGTGCACCGGCACCTGGATCGGTGCGGCGGCCGGTGCGAGCGGCGTCGTCTCGACCGGTCACGGTCGCATCCTGGATGCGGTTATCGTCGGAGCTGCGACGAGCTTCTTGTCGCTGCTGGCCGATGCTGTACTCTTGAATCTGCTCGGTCACCCCGAGGAAGGCTGATCCCATGCGACGCAAGCTCAAGAATCTGAAGAACAAGTCCGGGCACTCGGAAAACGGAGCGCCTCGGCAGATGATCGACGAAGCGGTGTACCGCGAGCGCGCTACACTTGCGCGTTACGATAGCGAGTATTCGGGCTGGAGCCACGCTTCGCGTCCGCGCGATCAGGCCATCAGTCTGCGCAGTATGGGATCCGGGAGACCGCAGTAGCTCTCCCGCTGCCGATGCCGCCCGCGCTCGAACAAACGCTGCGCGACTACGACATCGACTCACTCGGCGTATCGAGATCGGCTTCCGTGGCGTGTCGAGACACGGCCCGATCGATGTTGCGCCCGCCAACGTTGGCCCGCTTGTGCCCAAGATCGCGCGCCGTCCGGATTCGGTTCGACCCGCCTGGCGGGTACGCGCCGATGAACCCGAGCATTTGCTACCACAAAGGTGCGCTGTGGTGCGTCGTGCGCGCGGTCAATTACTCGCTGGAAGGTCGGGAGTACACCTCTCACGATCCGCATGGCGTCTTCCGCACAGAGAACTATCTGGGCCGTCTCGACCCGAACGGGGAGTTCATTGAGCCGCGACTTATGCGCGATCTCGACCCGTCACCAAAGTTCCTGTCGCGCCACGTCGGGTACGAAGACGTGAGGTTGGTGTCGATCAAAGACACGTTGACCGCCAGCGCAAGCGTCGACGATCGAACCCCCGGCAAAAGTTGTCGCGTCGCCCGGCTCCACCTGGACGGGTTTGGTGACGTGACACGCGCTGACGTGCAGCCGAGCAATCAGCTCCACGAGAAGAACTGGATGCCGCTCTCGGTGAACGGAGAGTTCACGTGGATCTACTCGCTCGATCCGGTGGCGATCTTGCCGGGACCACTGCGGAGTTGTCCGCTCGCGTTGGATCACCTGCGCGGCGGGGCCGCGATCGACTTCGACGACGGCTACCTGTGCGTCACGCACGAAATCATCGAAGAGAGCGTCGGGCGGATTTACCTACACCGGTTCGTGCGCCTCGATGAGCGGTTTTGTGTGACTGCGGTTTCTCCGACTTGGGTCTTCGCGCATCACGGTATCGAATTTTGCACCGGGATCGCGCGCAACGAGGAGCAAGTCACGTTATCCTACGGCATTGCTGATCGAGAGGCGTGGTTCACGCAGATCGATGCGAAAGAGATCAGAGCCATGAAGTGGATCACACCATAAGAATTGTGGCGGACACCCAATTCGCGGAACAATTAGGAACTTCATGTCTAGCGTCCTCGGCATTTCTATCGAGGTTTACTGGTCGCTCGGATACCTGGACGGAGCGGCGTTTGTCCCGGTCGAGCAGGGCCACGCTACGCTCGACGCTGCATCGGCGGGGGCTCTGCTGTTCAACGTGATGGGGGCTCCGGTGACGGAGGGGACAAGTCACTACGCAGACTTCAAAGGCGCGCTCTACGGCATCCTTGAGGCAATGCACCTGATCCCCCCAGGAACCGTGACGTAATTGGACGTGAAGGAATAGACGAAACAGGGGCTACTTCGCTGATCTGTACGCCGCTCGAATATCAAGTAGAATCTGAGGCGTGAACTCCGTCCCCTGGAAAGCTCTCGCGGCCGGCGCCCTCGTCATCGGCGTAGCTGCGGTCGCTCTGAGCACCAGGCGTCCCGAACCTAAGACGCAGCGCGTGGCGCTCATCGGGGACTCGTACGCCGAGGGGCTCGGGCCGGAGCTCGCGAAGCTCTTGCCCGATTTCAAGTTCGAGGGACACCAGGGAACGAACACGTCGCAGTGGGCGCACGGCTCACAAAAATGCGGTGAGTGTGGCGCCTGGCTCACGGCGTTCAAGCCCGACCTCGTGCTCGTGAGCCTGGGCGTCAACGACGGCGCCACACCGAACCCGGCGAACTACCAGACCCTCGTACGGGCGCTCCACGGCATCGGTGCGCGCGTCGTGTGGATCGAGCCGCC